AGAGATATTCTCTTTGACGAAATGGCACTACTTAGACATGGAAAGATAGACGTTAAAAGAGCAAGAGCAACAGCAAATTTAGCAAAACAAATAATTGAGTCAATAAGAGTGCAGGTTCAGTTTCAAAGAGTGATTAAACAAACTAAAAAACAAGTTAGTCTAATAGGTGGTAAATGATTTGCCCTATATGCGAGAGAAACGAACTTGATTCTGTTAAAAGCGAAAGATGGGCATATAACGATTTATGCGCCTTCTGTGTGGAAAAACGCCAAAGAATAGTCCACAGGGACAGGGGTGTTGCAGTATTAAACTCTATTTATAAACCAGAAAGAGCGTTAGATTTAGAGCTTTTGGTTTTGGATTGTTTAGCGGGAAAAATAGGAAGTATGAGCAGGGTAAAAAATAAATTAGGTAACATCAAAGCAGAATAATCTGTTTTAAAAAGGGGAGACAAAATGAAAAATGCAGATCAAATGATAATTGCAAAAACCTAGAATGGGTTACACCTTATGAGAATTATATACACAGTAGACCAAATGGAGAGGTTCCAGTTCATCAATACACAATGGATGGACGATTTATCAGATCATATAAAAGCGCAAACGAGGCCTCTCGCATTTCCGGTGCCAGATCGGGCGCAATCAGGAATTGCGTAAAAAATAGAACAAAGTCGGCAGGCGGATTTAGATGGATTAAAAAAGAATTACAACCGCCAAAACCCAAATTGAATGGATAAAAAGCGAATTTTAGGCCCGCACCTGAAAATGAAAATGAGGAAACGCATTCTCATTAAGCTTAGCGTACTCAATCCCCCGTGTCGGCAAAATACAAGACCCCTGATTATGCTCGTAGATCACCGCACGAGGCACCAAGTGCCCATCCATGGACTTATATGCCCCAATCTTTGAGGCAAATTCTTTGTTGCAATCGATCAGTAGGCTATCAATATCGTCTACAGTGAACCCCTTAGAACTGGTATCAAAGGCGCGCTTTTCGGCATGAATATCTGTCTCGGAAACACCGACTATTTTGGGACGAATTATTGAGGTGAAGGTTAAAGGTAGTTTATATTTGGTGCAGAATTCTAGGTAAAACTGAGCAAGAAGTAATAGGTTTGGGTGAACTATATCCCAGTCGTTAATATCGATGCCGGGCTTGTGGTTACATTTTTTAAGCGTCTCTATAATTTCAGACAACTAAACTCCTATGGGAAAACGTATTTTGTGGGCCCTAAAATCATGTCGGCATTTCTCATAAACGCCCAGTCTTCAGGATTGTTGGCGTCTAATACTCTTTGCTTAACCTCGACAGCGCAAGAGCCGTCCTTGTGTTCTTTTTCACAAAACGGTGAACAAAATTTAGCAAGCTTTACAGTCTCGTTAGGGATTTGAGCATCCAGGCACGGCCAGTAAACCCTTTCTTGTGGTTTTCTTTCTTCGTTAGTTGTCCAATCGGGTGGACGTTTAGACCCCATTGCACAAGCACCCAAAGAAGAAAATATCAAAATAAAACTAATTAGATTTTTCATTTTTTGCCACTATCTCTTTTGCAAGTGTCGTCATATATGTTTCGACGTTCTCTTTAAGCTTTAAAAGTTTGTCGGCGTTAAATCGGGGGTCACTTCTTGAAATAGTTCTCATTGAATTATATTCGCCTTGAAGCTCATACAATGTTTTCCTGACCCTTTCAGGATAGTCAGGAGTTTTATCCAAAACCTTTGATGCCACAACAAGAAGTGAACCGATTAATTCTATCATTTATGCCTTTTTAACAAGTGCGCCAACAATTTTAGACGCCTCAATTAAGAATGCATTTAAAAATTGCTCAGGGTCTTGTTTAAATTCCGGCCCTAATTGAGAAAAATCAGCAACCGCGGCGGGTAGTTTTGTTACTAGTGCCAAAACAACCACTGGTAAATCAGACCCCGGTTGAAAACCGTCATCAAGTGCTTTTTTTGTTTCAACCACAAGTGAAGATAAAAGAGACGCTACTTCGTGTGCTGCTTTTGATACTGGTACTTGTACAGGTTCCATAATTATCCTTTTTTATTTTTTTCAATGACGTTAGTGCATTGATTGATTCTTTTTATAAAACGGTAGTCCTTATAAGATGCGACGAAAAGAATAACTAACAAAATAATTAGTCCTAAATCACCAACTATCATTCTGTCATTCCATGGTTTTTTTCTATAAGAGTTATAATCCGATCAAGGCGTTTATCTGTTCTGGTCATAAACCAAACACACATGAAAATCGGAAAACCAACCTCTTTAAGAATTTTTATTGCTTCATCCATGAAATAATTTTTTCATTTTGTTGCAATGTTTAATAAATAATTCACCTAAACGAATTCTTTAGGGATTAAATTTTTTTGGCATGACAATCATTTTAAAATTCTAAAAAGGTTCAAATGAAAAAATACTTTCTTTTATTATCTATACTCTTTTTGTCGTTTAATTCTTTTGCAATAATTAGCAATACGTTAACGACAATGACCGCCACAACCACAAGCACCCTTGCCTTGGCGGCGGATACTCAAAGAAAATATTTAATTATTCAAAATAGAGGCGCTTCGGGAAGTGCTACGGTTTATGTAAAGTTTGGAAGTGCCCACACAGGCACAGAAGGAATAGAGATTGTCCCAGGCGGTAACTATGAACCCTATTGGGCACCCTACAATTCAGTTTATATTGAGTCATCTACCAGCACACAACAAGTGCAAATATATAGCGGAACGGGTGACAGGACTCCTTAATTATGACCGAAATAAGCGAATACCGACCTGAATACTGTGAATTATTAATAAAACATATGAAAAATGGTTTTACCTTTAACTCATTTGGCGCTGCTATTAAGGTGCCGATGAGTGAAGTTGATAGGTGGGAACAACTTTACCCAGAATGGGCACGATATAAAGACATTGCCCAATCTTGCTTGCTCTATCATGACGAAGAATTGCTAAAAAATGGAACCACTGGCGAGCTAGAAAAATTTAAAGCATCATCACATATCTTTAAAATGACCGCCGTTCACGGTTGGAAAACGAATTTTGAAATAGCCCACAAGGGCGAATCGATTGAGCAATACATAAAAAGAATTAAAGACGCTTCTGTAATTGATATTCCAAGAAATGAAATCTCAAAAAATCCAGAGGTTTTATAGTTTGGACGCTATCAATCGAGGCAAAGAGGTTTAATTGAAAAAAATATTATTTCTACTTTTTGTTATTTCTTTTCAGGCGAATGCATATCTCTCAAGTAGTGGGGGCGGTGGAGGGTCTGGAACAGTTACAAGCGTTTCGGTGACAACCGCTAACGGTGTTTCTGGGTCGGTTGCCACAGCAACAAGTACGCCAGCAATAACCCTGACACTTGGTGCGATTACTCCAACAAGTGTTACCGCCACAGGTGAATTATTTTCTAAGTCTACTTTAAAGTTAACCACTGGCCCCGTGGGGGTTTCGGGCGACACAAATCTTTGGCTAGGAAGGAATAGTGGAACAACCGCAACAAGTGGAACCTATAATATTGCTATCGGCGATACGGCCATGGGGCAATGTACGACATGTCTTCAAAACGTTGCCATTGGGTTTGAAAGTCTTTTAGGGCTAACGACCCTTGCCTCTGAAAACGTGGCGGTAGGGCATACGGCAGGACGGTCAAATACCTCTGGCGTTTCAAATGTTTATATGGGAAAAAACACCGGGTATCAAAATAGTACGGGCGACCATAACACCGCAATTGGGACTAGTGCCCTTTTTAACAATACGTCTTCAAACAATACGGCAATTGGTTACAATGCAGGGATAACAAACGCTGGCCAATCGGGTAGTGTATTCTTGGGATATCTTGCAGGATTCAATTCTTCACAGAGCAATATCTTATTTATTGGAAACAATTCCTCTGGGGCAGGCTCTAAATTAATTACGGGTGATTTTGCTAACACCAAGGTCGGAATAAATATCGATCCGGCATCTATCCCCACCTCTGCCGCACTTATGGTTAACTCCACCACTGGCGCTTTTATGCCACCAAAAATGACCACCACCCAAAGGGATGCACTAACCCCGGTTTCGGGAATGGTTATTTTTAATATCACAACAAATAAACTGAATGTTTATACCACTGCTTGGGAACAGGTAACATCGATTTAGGACGGTGCAACTATAATGAGATTTCTATTATTTTTTTTGTTATCGTTTAACTGCCATTCAAAACTAAGTGACACTACTGTGCCGTCTTCGCTTGGCGCTACCACCTTTGATACCGATATCTATCTCGGGAAAAGACAAGGATTAAGGAATACCTACCTTGGACTAGACGCTGGGTTAGACACCCAATCGGCGGCAACAAGCAATATAGGAATAGGTTACGAAGGGCTAAAGAGAATCACCACCGGCGGTTCAAATATCGGCATTGGTTATCGAGCAACCGTTCACACAACTACAAGCAGCAACAACATTGGAATAGGCACAGACGCTCTAGGTTTAAATGTGAGCGGTTCAAACAACGTCGGCACTGGTGTCGGCGCTGGCTACCAGTTAACAACCGATAATAATACTGCCATTGGGTCAAGTGCCTTGTTTAACGCCACAAGTGGAAACGGCAACAATACTGCCATTGGAAAGTACGCCTCTATCTTAAACACCACTGGCGCTTATAACACCTCATTGGGCGTCGAGAGCGCCTACTCAAATCAAGCCGGGTCATCAAACGTTAGCATTGGTTATCAGGCAGGCTATAATAGCACCGCCTCAAGTGTCCTTTATATTGGAAACGCTTCAAGCGGAGTGGGGTCAAAGCAAATCACTGGTAACTTTGCCACTGGGCAAGTTGGCGTCAACATCGACCCCGGTTCAATAAACCCCGCCGCTATTTTACAGGTTAACTCAAATTCAATGGGTGTTCTTTTGCCCAGGGGAACCACAGCGCAAAAAAATGCGATTACAAATCCGCCTGAAGGTTTAGAGTTTTACGACACTACTTTACACAAAAAATGCGTGTTTACTGGGTCGGTTTGGGAAGTAATAACATCGGGCTGATTATGACCATTTTATTTATTTTTATAATATTGTTACTTATTTTCGGAATTGCTGCCTTGTTTTTTGGCGTTTTTAAAATTGCCATGCTTGGATTTGTTAGTTTTACCCTTGCGGTCGTTATTATTTTAATTTCAAAAAATAAATTCAAAAAGGAAAATATAAATGAAAAATAAACTTATCGTTTTACTATGTCTTATTATTGCATCTTGCGCACACAAAGAAGTTGATGGCCCAATAATTGTTTTACATGAAGACCCGGTTATTTTGCCCACGCCTGCACCTATCGAATCAGTAAAGTGGAAAATTCCGCCTGTAAATGCAAAATTTCAGATTATGGACGAGGACGACGGGGACTATGTTAAACAACTTAAACCCGACACAAAAGTCGTCAATGTCGAATTATTTGGCACAGACTTAAAAAGGAATCAGGCGCTAAAAGCAAAGGGCGTTTATCTTGTTTGTTATTACTCGCTGTCAAAAGAAAAAGACAGGCCCGACACCGACCAATATCCAAAAGACGCCGTTGGCGCCAAGATGTCAGGATGGGATGAGCTATGGCCTATTCTTGAAAAAGAGTCACTTCATTTATTTATGGATAAAAGAGATCAACTTGCAAAAGATATTGGTTGCGATGCCGTCGAGATCGACAACATGGACAACAACAACAAGGGCGCAAAGTCAGTTGTTATGAACTCCTTAATTAGGCGAGCGAAAAGCGCCCATGAAAAAGGCTTAGGATTAATCGCCAAAAACACCGGGGAATATTCAAAAGAAATTTCTATTTATAGTGACGGCGTTTTTGTGGAAGAGTGTCGTGCTAAAAAAGAATGCGACAACTATCTTCCATGGCAAGGAAAGTTTGCGGGCTTTGTCGAGTATTCTAAATCGGATGCGAAATGTTTGCCGTGGGGACAAGTGCAATATCATGCTCATGGTTATTTCACTGCCGATTATGGTGCATGTAAGTAAAATTTAAAAAAGGGGATAGTCTATGGCTTTAGAGACATTAAAAGGGATTAAGAAATTAGGTGAGTTTGAAGTTCTATCTGAAAGACCTAAAAAAGAAGATGGTTCAGTTGATTGGAATTTGTTTGATGAACAAAGAAAGAGCAAACCAATCTATATAGATCATGATGTCAATATGATCTCTTTCCGTATTCAAAATGGCCCAGTAAAAGAGCACGGAATAAATGGTTGTCAGGTTGACACTATAATTGAAGCAGCAAAAACAATTATTGAGGGTCTAAATAAGAATTTTCCTTGCCGTGAAAACGCAATAGTTATTACGAAATTAGATGAAGCTCTAATGTGGTTAAACAAAAGAAAACAAGATCGAATCCAAAGAGGCGTTGAAGGGTTAAATAAAGCATGAACGCCGAAGTAGTTTACAACAACAAGACTCAATCTTTTCGATGCACAGAATATAAAGATATTAAGGAAACACTAAACACTTATGGCCCGTATGAAATTAGAGGCCTCATGGTGCGAGTTTATGGGCCGTCGGGAATGCACCCAGAACACTTAAAAGACTTGCTAGAGCTAAATCACCACGCCGTAGAAAAAATCGCAAAAGAGGGGCAGATATGGCAATGAGGGGATTTTCAAAATATAGGGCAATTAAAACCAAACGAGACGGCTTTACCTTTGATTCAAAAATGGAGGCCGAATATTACGACCTGTTAAAATTGAGAGAAAAAGCTGGCGAAATTGCCATTATCGGTAGACAGTGCAAGGTTTATTTAACCAATGCCAAGATTTTAATGAAGCCTGATTTTATTGTTAGAGATTTGAAGTCGCAAGAAATGTATTACATCGAAGTAAAGGGCGTTAAAACTTCAGACTTCGCTATCAAACTTAGATTATGGGAACATTACGGCCCAGCGCCGCTATTGCTTGTTGAAACAAACAGGGGCAAGATTATAAAAGAAACACTTTATAAAGTAACTTTATAAAGATTAAAAGGGGTATATATGGCCAAGAAAAAAAAGGTAAAAGTAACAAAACCAAAAGGTAAATGTTAGTCTTTTCCAAATGAAGTATGACCGGATAACTCGTCTCAAGTTATTCGGTCTTTTAAAAAATGTCAGAAATATTTGGCCCAGAATTTTATCAGTCTAATTTTCTTAAAGTAATAACCAAATCTGGCGAAATATCTAGTTTTTATCCAAACGTATATCAAAAGCAGTTAAATAGATTAATTGAAGATAAAAGACGGCGACTGGAACCGATAAGGCTACAAGGTTTAAAATGCCGTCAAATTGGTTTTAGCACCTGGGGCGCTGCCATTGCTTATCAGTTTACGGCAACCGATTTTCATAAATCAGCACTAATTATTGCCGATGACGAAAAGAATACGGCGGGTATTTTTGAAAAATCAAAGATGTTTTGGGAGATGTCCCCACTAAATATCAGACCAATGAGGCGAAGGTCTAATTCTTTTGAGTTGCTTTTTAATAACCCCAATGACGAGGCAAAACTTAATCAGGGCCTAAACTCGTCACTAAGAATTCAGACAGCGGGAAACCTAAGGGCAGGGCGTTCTAAGACGGTTCAAATATTGCACCTTTCAGAGATGGCATTTTGGCCTAATGCGGGCGTGGTAAAAAGCGGGCTACTTCAAGCGGTGCCATTGTCGTCAGGAACAATAATTATAAACGAGTCAACCGCTAACGGTATCACTGGACAAGGTGAGCAGTTTTATAATGACTGGCATGATTCAGATTTTACTAAGATATTTTTTAAGTGGACGCATAATCACGAATACGAATACCCAGTGGGCAATGATTTTGTTTTAACTGATTACGAAAAAGAATTATTAGAAATACATCCAGAAATGAACAACCGAAAACTTGCATTTCGTCGCTATAAAATAAAAAACGAAATGGGGTCGGCAAAACTTTCACCGCAAGACCAGTTTAGGCAAGAGTTTCCACTAACGCCCGAAGAGGCCTTTATATCCTCCGGAAGACCTGTCTTTGACGTTGATAAGGTTCGTGGACAAATAGAGCGCTTAAGGTCAACACCCGTTCTTAGGGGAGATATTGACAGCGGTGGAAAGTTTTACGAGTCGGATCGAGGGTTATATAAAATATTTAAAAAACCCGTAGAAGGTGTTGGTTATGCAATCGGCGCAGACGTTGCTCTTGGTTTGGAAACGGGCGACTTTTCCACTATGAGCGTAATAAATTTGGACATGGAAATTGTTGCAACTTATTTTGGACACACAGCCCCGGATATTTTTGGGTCAGAAATGGTCAAGCTTGGCAGTTATTATAATAAAGCAGTTTTAGCACCCGAAATCAACGGGCATGGTCACGCTGTTATGTCTAAAATTAAGGATCTAAATTACTATAATATCTATTCAAGAGAAATGAATGACGAAATAGCGGACAAAGAAACTAAAAAACTTGGCTGGTTAACAAGCGCAAAAACCAAAATGAAAATGCTCGATGAGTTTGTAGCTGCGCACCGTGACGACACGATAAAAATTTTCGATATTGAATTATTGCAAGAAATGCTCACGGTGTTTGTTGATTCTGACGGGGATATAAACCTTAACGGGAAAGACAGAGTGGTGTCGGCATGTGTGGCCTTGCAATCAACTTCTCAAATTGTTATACCTGGGCAGCTCAAGGCTTTTGTTCCTAGTGAGAGCGTATCAAATAGAGACATAACAAAAATGACCATTGAAGAAAAGTTAAAATTTTACAAGAGAAGATAATGAAAAATAATTCAAATTTGTATGAAGGAATGCCCATAAGACAACATGTTAAAAACAAAACACTGGTTGGGCGGTTATATTCTAGATGGATGGGGCAAAAAAGACGATGCGATTACAAAAAATGTGACAGTTATCAATGGTACGGGGCCCTGGGGATTAGGGTTGAGTATACCTTTAGCGAATTTTATAATTGGGCCATGGCGGAGTTAATTAAGGGAAATTTTAAAATAGAAGACGTTCATATCGGAAGAATTGATCATGAGCAAAATTATAAGCTTGGGAATGTTGAAATTCAAAGCGCAAAGGACAATGTCAAAGATAGAAATAAAAGAAAAGGTTTTCATAGAGTTTTAAAATCAGTTGTTATTTATGATTATGAATCATTGGAACCATTGGCCATTGCGAAAAGTTTTGCCGAGGCGTCGAGGATGACGGGCGCAGCTATTTCCACAATTTCTGTAATTGCGAGCAGAAAAAACATAACAAGACATAGTAGAGAACGAGGAATTTATCAGGCGAAAGGATATACATTTAGAAACCAATGTGAAACCGTATACAAATGACCCTTAAATTATTCAATATCCTAATCACAATCAAGCGAATTAAAAAAATCAAGGCAATTGTTCCACGTGGAGAGTATGGCCTTAAAGTCACCGATATTCTTTCTAAAAAAAGAAAGGTCTACAATCCCGCCAAGGACGCAAATCGCACGCTCGACGGTAAGAATTTTAGTTATTTTAAGTGATTCTTGATATTTCTAACTTCTATATCGGTTTTATGTTGAAAATACATTGAAAAAATATCGCAAATAAATACTCCGGCCAGCATAACACAAATAACCACAACCATTAGTTCCCCAGCGGCATAAATTGAGACGCCCATGTGGCCAGAGCAATAATTGAAATAAAGAGCATAAAAAATAGTGCTAACTCAAAATCAATTTTACCGCCATTTGTTTCGCTGGCCATGGAGATATCTTTTTCAATTGATTCAAATTTTTCTTGGTCTCTAAGAAAACGAACCGTTCCCTCGTCTAACCCGCCAGCAATTTCGGCGGTCTGTTTTACTGTTTCGTCATCCCAAAACTCTGTCTTTTCTTCTTTATATTGAGGCGGGGCACTTGACCCAGATTCATGCAGGCCATTTTCTTTGAGGTATTCCCGATAGTGTTTAGGGCCTCTAAAATTCATTTTCAAGCTGTCGTGATAACCAAAACCGTCGAATGCTTTTTGTTTTTTCTTGCGAGTGCCGCGACTCTGATTATAACCGTCTTGAGTAATTTCGACGCCGTTTTCGATAGAGTATGTTTGAGCTTCTTGGGGGGTTTTCCAACCAAATTCACCGTCGGAAAATTCGTATTTGTAATACATCGTCATTAATAAAAACTTAAAATAGTCGGGAATATTCTCATAGTTGATTCACCTAAACGAATTGTTTACGGGATTAATATTTTGCCGCCTATAGTCTTATTAAATGAAAAAATTAGATGCAGAAATCGAAAACGATTTAGAAGAAATTGACGTCGTCAAAAAGGTTGATCGCTTTTTTAAAGAGGCGAAAGACTATCGCTCAAATTTCGAAAGCGAATGGGAAGAACAGCAAGAATTTTATAATGGCCAACAATGGCCGCTGGACTCTCAAGATCGCCCTTTTATTAATAAGTGTTTCGAAGTTGTTCAAACTGAAGAACCACTTTTAACAGATTCAAAACCCGCCACTGACGTCATTCCTTTTGACATGGACGATGACGAGCAACAAGAAAAAGCGAAAATGCTCAACGCTGCAAAAGATGCGGTTTATACCTCTCAGTGCCTTCAACAAAAAGATGCCATGTCGATCAACAAGGCACTTCAGTCGGGCACCGCTTTTCAGTATGTAGATTGGAATCCCGATTTATATAATGGAGAGGGCGACGTAACCGTAAAAAATATCCCATGGGAACAAATTTTCGCCGACCCCGCCGCTACCGAGATTGATGAGGCCAGATATTTTGGCGCAAAATTCCCGGTAGATATCGAAGAACTAAAAAGAAGATACCCAGGGAAAGCGGAAGAGATTGAAGAAATTACTCCGGACTTCGATACAAAAGCGCCCACTCACATTGACGAAGACCAAAACCTAAGACAGTACACCGGAAGAATGGGGATTAGTGACCGCTATAAATCGGACTCGATCACCGTTTTAGATGTTATGTTTTTTAAAGACTATACAATGGTCGATATTTCAGAAGAGGAAACGCAATCTGAAATAGCAAAAGAGTCGCTTGAGTTACAGCAAGGTATTAATCCAGATATTTCAAAAGAAGACGACCATGTAAAGCATCTTGATGGCCACAGAGAACAAAAATATTTTATCGCCGCCGCTGCATTACAAGTGCCAGCCGAGCAAGTAACAGAAAAAGACATTGAGGCACTAGAAGAAGACGAGAAAATCGGCCTAATCTTAAAGATAATTGATGACCACATAGATATGCACGAATCAATATATGCGGCAAGCCCTCTTGATTCTGGAAAACGTCCTAAATATAAAAATTTCATGAGATTGGTCACTAAAACCGGAAGCAAGATTTTATATGACGGCCCCGCCCCGGTTGATGACGGTCTATATCCCTTTGCTATTTTCTATGCTCATAAAGACGAAGATAGTTTTTTTGGAACGGGAATTTTAAAAAATGTTATTCCGCTAAATAAAGCTATTAACGAAAAATATTATGCCGAATATGTTGGCCTTCAGAGAAATTCTAATAGCGGGTGGATAGTTGACGAAAATTCAAACGTTGACGAAAACACGCTAACCAATGACCCCGGACTAGTTGTAGTTAAGCGAGCGGGAAGCGAAGTTTCAAGAATTCCACCTGGCGAAGTTTCGCCACAGCTTGCCCAGAGTATGGGCAATGATAATGCCTTCGTTAAAGAGATTACAGGTCTAGGAAGTGCAATTCAAGGAACCGCCCCTAGCGATGATCCAAGTGGTGAGGCCATCAAAAGAATGATGATGCAACAACTTGGCAGAGTTAGATCAAAATCAAGGTGGCTTGAAGAGTATTCAATTCCAAGAAGAGATAGATTAATTATTTCAAGAATTATTAAATATTATTCCACTGAAAGAAAATTAAGAATTTATGATGACAGCGGTAAAATTCGCTATATCGATTATCGTCCAGAAATGATTAAAGGGTTTGATTATGACCTAGTTATTTCACCAGGAACTTCTGGAAGCTATGACAAGCAAACTATTTATGTAATGGCACAACAAATGTTAGGACTTGGAATAATTGATGCTAAGACATTTATTGAAATGACGAATCCTCCTTATAGAGGGCGAATTTTAGAGAGAATAGCCTCAAGAGATCAAGACAAAACAATGATGCAAAATCTAATGCAAGAAAACTTGCAGCTTAAGGCGCAATTTGCCCCGCAAGCACTGACACCGGAAGAAATAAAATTGTTGCAAAACAGTGGGTCAACCACTGAGCAAAATAATGGAGTCGCACAAGCGACCAACCAAGGAATGTAAAGATGACTGAAGAGGTAACACAAGAATTATCAACCGAAGAAAGTCCCAGTGCGGATTTAGGGAACAACGCCGATTCAGGCGATTCCGATTTTCAATCTGCCCTCGATGAGGCGGGAATTTCAGAGGAAGATATTGAAGGCGAAGGTGTCTCGGCCAAGGATTTTGACAAGAATGTCCAATCTGAAAAGAAGACAAAAAAAATCTCGGCAAAAGAAAAGGCAAATGATGACATCTTAAAAAACATCTTAAAAGAGGCCCAAGGGCCCGAAGATGAGGAACACGAGGACTTGCCAGAAAACGATGAGGATATCGAAGAAAAGGCAGCAAATGACCCGCTTTTAGGCCAGATTAATAAAATGAATCTGTCAGAAGACGGTGAAAAATTCAACGTTAGTTCAAAAGAAGAACTAAAAGAGTTAGTCCAAAAAGGAAAGAATTATACCAAAAAAACGCAAGCACTATCAAATGAGAAAAAAGAATTTGAGGCGTTAAAAGAACAGGCCATTACAGAGTATAATAACTCTACAAAGGCACTTCAAGAAAGTGCAAACAAACATCAAGAAGAATTAAAACAATTTCAAGTGTGGGACTTAGCTTTACAGCAAATTGCACAAGATGACCCAGATTTATATCAGGAACTACAGAATAGGGTAAAACAATCGACCAGGTTTTTTGAAAACCCGGTGGCGAATGCTCAATTTAGAATGCTAAATGAAAAAATAGCACACCTAGAGCAAGGCAATAAAGCACGTGAGAGCGAAAATGTTCAAAAACAATTTGATATTGAGATGCAATCTTTTGCGCCTCAAATTTCGCAAATTGAAAAAGAATTATCCATTAAGGTTGACCGTGAAAAGGTCTTAGCTAAATGGAAAGCTTTAGGCGGCACGGTTGCAGAGGCCATTGGGGCACTTTACGCTGATAATATTTTAAAGATGAGAGCTTCGAGGTCTAAGGTTGAAAAAACTAACCGACAAGTAAACTCAATGAAGGCGGGCGGAGTGCCAAGAAGAGGCGGAGGCGCAAGCTTAAAACCGTCTAAGGTAGATTGGAATCAGCCCCTTGATAAAATTGTAGGTCAACTTTCGCAAATGCTTGGCTAGTACCACTATTAATGGAGGGATAAAATGACAATTTCAATTACACAACTAAACGCTATTACTCACGTTTTGGTTTTAAAAAAACTAACCAATAACGTTTACAACACTAACCCGCTCTTAAAAAGACTTTATGAAAATAAAGTGCTTTTAGACGGTGGTACAAAAATCGGCGCGCCTGTAATCAGTGGTGCATCTGACAGTACTACTGGAGGGTTCTATACTGGTATGGCCAATTTAGATTCTTCAGAAAAAGACGATATCACCAGAGCAGAAGTTAACTGGAAGCAATTCCATGAGACTGTGTTGATCTCTCGTGCTGATATTTTAAAAAACTCAGGTTCAATGCAACAATTGAATCTTGTTAAATCAAAAATTACCGTAGCAGAAATGAGAGCTAAGGCAAAACTTGCACTAGGTCTTTATTCAGACGGTACAGACACAGAAAAATTTAACGGCCTTCAAGAAATTATCAATCTAACAGGGGCTTATGCTGGCCTTGCGGTCAGTGATATTCTTGACGAGGCAGGGGCGAATGCTTGGATTCCAGTAATTAAATCAAATTCTGGGACTTCACGCTCGCTTTCTCTTTCTTTGGTTCAACAAGCAATGGGTGCCACTGCTTATGACGAAGATAGGGTTTCTTTGGCCGTTTCAAAACAAAACGTTTTTGACGAGCTATGGAACCTTCTTTCTCCACACCAAAGACTAATGACAGACGATAAAATGTCTGGAATGGGATTTGAAGGAATTTTAAAATATAATGGAATCCCTTTCATTGTTGATTCACACATGAAAGCAGGGTCATTCTATTTTGTTAACGAAAATCACTTTAAAATGTACGTTCATAAAGACGAAGACATGAGAGTGCAATCTTTTGACCAATTGGAAAACCAAAACGGTATCAAGAGACGTGTACTTCTTATGGCAAACTTTCTTTGCGATGCTCGCCGACAATTGGCAGAGCTTGCAGATATTGCCGTGGCTTCATAGTTGTTTTACAGGGGGAAGAAATTCCCCCTTATATTGTTTTTAAAAAATGTTTTTATAAGGAGAAAATTAAATGAAAAAACTAATCAACTTTTTTATGTTAACCGTGTTAACGCTTTTTGTGTTTAACACTCACGCTGCACAAGAGGCAGAAAACTCTTTTAACGGCGACGGCACAGTAAAGACGCTAAAAAAAGAAGTTACTTTTGTTAAAAGTACTCATGACGTGTCTTTAACTTCAGGGTCGGCAGTTTGTTACGACGAGACATTAGACGATGCAATTTCAGTTAAGAAGTGCGGGGTCGAGGGTCAGTACGCTGCTTGTATGCTATTAGAGACTTGTGCCGCTGGCGCTCTTTGTCGCTGCCTTGAAAAAGGATATACAGACATTCTTCAGTACGACGGCTCTGGCGACGGTTCAACCGCTGGCCAGGCAATTTATGTTGGAACGACTGGGCGTTTTGTTGCAAAACATACACCAACCGTTAAATATAAAATCATCGGGGAATTCTTGAACAGCTCTACTACTTCAGGGTCTGTTAAAGCTTTTGTGAATTTCTAATGAAGTTAGGTTTATTCTGGGGGATTGCAGTAATGCTTTCCCCCTTTGTTATTTTGTTTCAAGAAAATATAGATGTTAGAGAGCATCAAAACATTTTCTTTTGGTTTGCTTCAAGTGCATCAATATTTTTTTATGGGACAAAAAACGTTTACAAGGTTTTACCGGCCACTCTTCTTTGTGGGGTTTTCGTAGTTTTATCTTTTTTAACCCAGGTTTCAATTGATGCTACGTCTTTCCCTTATGTAATATCACAGTACATATCAATTATTTTAGGTTCTATTTTAACCATTCAACTTATCTCTAATTTTAAAAAACAAGACGGTGACATTGTTATTTGGTTTATTGGTCTTGTTTGTTTTGCTGAAAGCTTTTGGATTATTCTAAATAGCCTTGGCGTTGACCCTTATCAAATTATTTTATCACTTTTTAAAAATACATACTCTGCAAAATTTCTTTCAAATGAAGAATGGATAAGCTCTATTGGGAAAAGCGTTCCAGTGGCCGGAAGCCTACTTCAAAACACATTGTCTGGGGCACTGGTAGCAATCTCATTGCCAGGTCTTTTTACCCCGATGACAATCCCTCTTTTAGCATTCCCAATTTATGCTCTTTATTTGTGTAAAAGTGCAATGGCATGGGGGACGTTTATAGTGGTAATCCTCGGGTATTTATGCACTTATTATAAAGTAAAATTAAAGCTTATATTGCCACTTGTGACTGGCGCTTTAATGATATCTGCCGTTTTAATAAACACAACAAAATTTTTTAGCGACAGTGAAAGGTTTTTTGCATGGAAAGCAATCTTAAACATTCACAACATGGAAAACACCGTTAACCTTAGAGTTTTAAAATATAAAAGAAGTCTTGAGGCATACGGTTCAAAAGAATTACCCGAAATGATCGAGATTAAAAAAATTCAAGGTGAGCGAGAATTTTATAAAAATTTAATCATTGGTGGCGGCCCTGGGTGGCTAGAAAGTGTTGGCCTTAGGATAGGACTAGTTCAGTGGTTGCCTTCGCATAACGAATACCTAGAGGTTTTCAATGTTTTTGGAGTTATTGGGATTACATCTATTTTCTTATTTGCTACTTGGCTTTTGTTTAACTTTAAAATGTTTTATGAAAATCCGAAATATTCGGCAATATTTTTCGGTATAATGGCAAATTCATTTGGCAATTTTCCCTGGCACATATCACCAATCGCTATACTGGGAATAGTTTCCCTGGCAATAATTTTATCTAATCAAGGAGAGAAAAATGGCACTATCAGTTTCGTCTAAACAGACATCTAACATTCCTTTAAGTGATGTTTATTTAAAGGTTCTAACTATTTCTTTTGCCGGTGTTACAAGCGGTGTCTTGGCAACCGCCGATCATGGATTCCAAAACATTGTTGGGGCATGGTTTGTTAACAATACCACTGAAGATTTGGGCCTTTTAAAAATAAATTCAAACGGTTCAACCACTGTTAGGGGTTCAATTAGTATTGCTCAAGTAACCTCAAACGATATTGGCCAATTGTTTATTTTGGGTAACTAATAGGGGTATCCTATGGGCTGGAACGGTTCAGATTTTATTGATGAGCTATCCGCAAAACTTGGTGACACCTCGACAACGTTCGAGGCGAGGGTTTTGATCTGGCTTAATGACGGCATAAAAGACATAGCCACAAGACATAATTGGTCTTTTCTTAGGGTCAAGGGCAAAAAGGTTTTGACCGCTGCCGCCGAAGAGCAAGATTTAAGCCTTGGAACGCCAAGCGCACCGACACTTGCTGCCTTGGCGGGCGGCTCACTTGTTGCGTCTTCGGTTTACAAGGTTTTGGTAACTTTTTACGAGTCAACAACCAAGCACGAGAGCGTTTCTGGAACGCCGTCGGGGGCAATAACCCCGTCAGGCGGAAACCTCTCAATAACCGTTTCGGCAATCCCAGTTAGCTCAGACCCGCTAGTGACAGAAAGAAGAATTTATCTTTCAAAAGACGGCGCTGCTTATTATTATTATTCAACAATTTCAAACAACACCTCGACGACAACAACAATTACCGCGCCGACAACGAGTACAGAGTCTCCACCCGATGAGCATTCGATAAAATGCCTTGATGGCAATCCTTTTATTGAAAATAGCCGCCAGTTAGATTTTGTGTCACGCGAACAAATGATAATGGCAATCGGTGCAAGATTTGCCTCGGGAACGCCACAAAGTTGGTGCGACCTTCAAGAAGAAAAAATACTTTTATATCCAAAACCGTCAACCGCACTGACATTAAGTTTTTATTACTATCGAATTCCAAGAAGGGTTTATAATACAATTTCTTCGGTAATCGACATACCAGAATGGTTAAAGCCAGACCTGGAAAGATATGTAGTGTGGCGTGGTTTTGAATATCGCGACCGTGACGGCCAAGAATCTAAGCAATCTAATTATGAAACAATGATTAATCAGACAATTTCTCAAAAGGGAACGCTTAAAAAGACACCCAGAAGAGTTAGAGACGTTATTGGGAATACAAGGAAGCAGATAGTTTAGGGGGAAAATGCCATTAGCTAGACGGGCGATAAAAAACATTAAAGACTTTGCAGTGCCAGTTAGTTTTAAGATTGGCGAGCAAAAAAACCGTCTAAGGGACGCCTTAAATGTTTATTCTAACCAAGGTCGGCTTGAAACGAGATTTGGCGAATCAAGATTTAACTCTACGTCCCTGGGTGGTTCTCCACTTTCAGTTTCATTTTTTAAAAAAACCGATGGCACCTCATACCTTATCGCAAAAGTAGGCACTGTTATTTATAAGGTTAACTCAACGGGGGCAGCGACTTCTTTAAAAACCGGACTAACTGCCACCACAAAACACCGAGGGATAACTTTTAACGATAGGCACATTATTTCGGTGGAAAACGACGGTTTATATTCTTATGACGGCACAACGTTTACCCAATTGGGGCAAGCAGTCCCAGCAAGCTATACCGCTACAATCGGGGCCGGGGGGTCACTTGTTGACACAAATAAATATAAAGTTTCAGTTACCTATTATTCGTCAACAATTGGATTTGAATCAAATGGCACAGTCTCTAGCGAAGTAACCGCAAGCGGGGGTAATTTACAGGTAAACCTAACAGGGCTACCGACAACCGCCGCAAATGCTTTTATAGATAAAAAAAGAATTTACATAAAAAACACAACTTCAAATAGCGGCTATCTTTATGTTGCCGAAATTGATCTGGCCACGGCGACTTATTCGATAACCGCACCGCCAACTAGCGCCGTCGTAGTGCCTACTACTCACGCCACCCCAATTACTGGAGGTGGAAAATATATTACAGAGTTTAATAGAAAATTGGTTTACGCCGGAAACGCCAACTATAAAAATGATGTCTTTTTTTCAGAGGAAGATTTGCCGGATGCTTTTGACGACACCGCCACAAGCCTGGTACTAAACGCCTCAGAAAATGGGGATGTTACCGGAATAGCCACAGGTCTTTATAATAATAGCGTACTTGAACCATACCTTGTTATTTTTAAGAAAAAATCAGTCCAAATCTATTCAGAGGTAGGTGGAAGCGGACGCCTTGTCGTTATTAATAAGGGAGTTGGTTGCGCTTCACATGACACCATTGCAGTTAAAAACGGCGACGTTTATTTTTTAAGCGAAAAAGGGTGGAGAGTTATCTCAAACGGGCGTCTTCTTGCCGACCAACTTGGCAACCCAATAACTCTCGGGAACGGGGACATTGATGACATTTTTACCTCAAAGGGTTTCGTTTATGAAATAAATAGAGCAACGCTATCGGGTGCCTTTTCGGTTTATTACCCCACGCTAGATCAATATCTCACATGGGTAGGAGAAGGCCTAAATACATCGTTTTCAAAAGTGTATAACTACGAATTTTATATCGGCGGATTTAAGCCTTATCAATTTGAGTTATCTGCCACGTGTGCTTGCCTTGGCGAAGATAGCTCGGGACGTGAGGCAGTTTTATTTGCCGATAGTTCTGGTTATATTCATTCGCATTCAATTCACGAGTCTAGATCAGATAGAGACTCGGCGAATACAGAGGTCGCAATAAGTGCCTATGCCCAGCTTTTTTGGATGCCAGAAGACGGCGACTTTGATGCTAGTTATAACTTCAGAAGTCTTTTGATTAGGGCCATTTCTAGCTCGTACACTTTAACCGTAAAAACTTGGTTAAATTTTAATATTAATAACCTAGCAAGTTATGATTACACGTTCCCCGACCCCACAAGCGGATTTATTTTAGATACCTCGGTTTTAGACGTTGATATTTTCGGCGACGATAGGGCCATAGTAACCTCGCCACCGCCCCACGATATTAACCGAGTCGGGGAATCAATGCTCATCGGTTTTTACCAGAGTACAATTTATGCAAACATGAATCTATTAAGCGCACAGTTAAACATATCCAAAAACGGTATAAGGAATTAAAAACATGAAAAAACTTTTTTTATTGCTCTCATTAATTTTTACGACAAACATTTTTGCCGGAACGTGTACTAGCATTTCTCGGTCAAATAACGGTTCAGGAACGGTTTTAACGGCGAGCAAGTATAATACCGATATAAATACCGCCTATACGGCCATAAATGCTTTTGACGGCGGGTGTATCACCGACGGCACCCTGGAATTTGCGGCGCTAAATAGCTCGGACTTTGCCTCGGTATTCAATGCCATTCAACAAGGCTGCAAGGTTAGCTATTCAGACACCAATACAATTTCGGTAGGCAAATGCATTGCCGCTGTTAACGGTTATAATATTAGAACAACTTCCTCAAATACCGCCGCATGGGGGTGCTCTGGGTGCTCTAGCGAAGTCTCGTCTACCCAATATTATGTTTATATAAAAACGGGTTCTACTGGGACAACTTTAAATTTATTAATATCCACAACCGCACCAAATGAAGACGGTTACGACAATAGCTCTAATAAAGTTTTGGCAAGATTTTACAACAATTCTGCAAGCGACATAGACCAATACTCAATCGATCAATGGGTTATAAATAAATTTATTCCACAAAATGCCACCAACGTTTTTTATACTCCTACCTTTGTCGGCCTTGGAACCGTAGGCCCAGCATCAAACAATTGTTCATACTCTCGTCGTGGCGCTTTGATGTTTGGAGATTGTTATTTAACATTTGGGGCCACCACGGCCACGGTAGCATCGATGTCATTGCCTTCGGGTCTTGCAATTGATTCGTCTAAATTACAGCTAAACAACACCACTGCAAATATTGGGCAAAAAGTTGGCGACGCCGTAAACAGAAACTCGGGGTCGGGGGCGTATTCTTCAATTTTGACAGCTACTGGGACTAGCACTACCTTGCTTTATTTTTCTAACATGCTGGGGGCGTCTGCCTATTTAACGCCAGCAAATGGAAGTGTTTTTACCAACGGTGAACCGATATCATATACGTTTAGAATTCCGATAGCAGGCTGGTTAGACTAGGGGGGTTTATGGGTTTTAAATTGCCAAATCTTGGAGGTGTAGTAAATGCACCATTCCAAGCACTAGGGCTAGGTGGAAACAATATAAAGGACACTCTTTTTGGAGAGCAGGGGGCGGGCATATCAGCAAGCCCGATAGCCGCTGACATTTTTGCCACAAATAAAAAGGCACTTGATCTACAGAGGGCGGGACTAGACAAGTTTGATGCTCTCTCAAAACAAAGTGGCGCTGACATTGTTCAAAATCAACTTGAAAAAGAAAAGAATTTTGCAATACAGGGGGCAATTGATGCCCGAAGAAAAATTCAAGAAATGGCAGCAAGAAGAGGGTTGCAACGTTCAACTATTCCCGGTATTCAAGAAAATGCTGTTAACACCGACCTCGCAAATACCTTTGGAGGAATTGAGGCCAAGCGTCCTGAAATGATTCGCAATTTTGATATTCAAAACGCTGGCCTGGCATTTAATCCGGCAATCCAAGTTTCACAAGCGAATCCAATGAACGTACCACTTCAAAACCTACCAGGAGGCCCTAGACAGGGTGGCCTTTTGGGGGCCGTAGGGCCAGCAATGCAAGCGACCGCTGGGGTTATGAAATTTTTATAGGGGTTTATTATGGCATTTATAGATAATTCAATGCAATTGTTGCAGCTTCAAAATCAAAACCGTGCGGCCGAGCAAGAAAACATAAATAAAAATTTGAACAGTATTGCCCAGGGATTTCAGGCAATCGGAGATGCACGAGAGCGGCAAAAGCAAGAAGATTTGCAGAAAGAGGAAACCGCCAGGCAGATCGAGGCGAAAAAAAGACAAGACGCCTACAATGTTTTAAATACAACTAGCGAGCTTCGAAAATCCGGTTTTGATGTTACCCCCGATCAGGTAAACCAAGCGATTACAGACGGCACCGGACTTGCTGGATTGTTTAATAACAAGACCCAAGAATATAAAGCAAAAGTCGCCGAGGATGCCCAAAATAAGGCGATAGATAGGCAGTATAAGCAATCGCAAATTGCAGAAAACTATTCAAAAGCGCAAAAATTAAAAAATGATTCTGCCGTGGCAAACAATCCGACACAAAAAGCACTTAAAGAGGCCGGGGCAGAAGGACGCAAGTCCATCGGCGGGATTGCCGAGGGATTAAAATCATTGCAACAAATGGAATTCGCCGTTAAAAACGGTGACGGCCCTACGATGCTAAATTCCAGTACGCCGTTTGTTGGTAACCTTATATCAGACACGCCATATACATCGGCAGAAAGGGTGCTTGTGGACGTTGTGGGAAGGCTTCAATCGGGCGGGGCCATAAACTCCGACGAGGGTGCAAGTTTTAAAGCAATGGGGCCAAGACCTAACGATACGCCAGAGGTTAAAATGCAAAAACTTGCCTCTCAAAAATCATTCCTGCTAAACAAGTTAAAGGCAAATGGTTTAGACGAAAGTCAATTAAGAGAGGGCGGATTTAACGTTGACTATCACCCACCACAAAGGCAAGCGGTAGCGGGCAACAACCAAGGATTAAACCAGGCACAAGTACCAGGCATGTCCGAGGTTCCATATTCACAAGTAACAATCCCAATGCTTCCACAAGCGCAAGCACAAGGACAGGGCAGCGGCCTAATGTCGGTTGACCCACAAAAAGCTGCAAGGCTTCAAGAATTGAGACTTAAAAAATACGGGAGGTAAAAATGGGTTTAACACCTGCCGAGGAAAATGAACTGGCACAACTTGAAAAAGAAAACCAAATGGCCAGCGCCCCAGCGCAACCACAAGCAAGTAATTTGTCACCACAAGAAGAGGCCGAATTAAGCCAACTTGAGGCCATGGATAATCACCTTAAGCAAAACGACTTGAATGCTCAAAATCGAGCGGCGCAAATGAACCAAGCAAACGAGCAAGCAAGACAGCAACAAGCACTTTTAGAAGGTGCCCCCGAGGCCAACTTGGGCGTTGTTAATAGGGCAAAATACGCCCTTGAACCAATTGAATCAAATAGAAAGGCGCTACTTATTCAACAATTTGGCCCTGAAAATGTTTTAGAGGATTCAAAGGGTAATTCTTATATTAAACAAGACGGCCAAATTAAGCCCGTAAACACAAAAGGATTTTCTACCGCCGATGTGGCAGAGATTGCAGGAACTATCCCCGAGGCATTGGGTGGAACGGCGGGCGGTATCTTTGGCGGTGGCGTCCCCGGGGCCATTGCTGGCGGCGCACTTGGATCAGGAATTAGACAAGCTGCTAGTGCCATGATCGGCACCCCACAAGTAGCAACACCACTAGAGAGAGCAACCGAGGCAGGAATGTCTGCAGGCCTAAATGCCATAGGATTTAAAGTCGCCCAGGGCGTTGGTGGCGCAATTAAGGCGGTAGCAGAAAAGGTCGCACCACTAATTGGGAAAACAACCGAAGATGTAACCAAGGCAGCAAGAATTGAGCAATTATTTAAAGAGAACAATCTAGGAAAACCCACACTAGGACAAAAACTTGGCGATAGTGGCTTTGTTTCAAGCAGAGAAAAGCAGCTTGCTGAAACTCCATTTTTTGGCAGAAAACTAAGAAAGACATTTGAAGACCAAGGCAAGGCGGTAGTTAGTGCCCTTAAAAACGAAGTCGGAGATTTTACCGACCCAAATATAAGCCTAACAGAATCAGGTGCAGGACTTAAAAAAATTGCCACCGAAAAAGTAAAAGTTTTAAAAAATATTTCTCAAAAGCTTTTTGACTCGGTGGACGAAGTTGGTAAAAACGTAACCATAGACGGCGAAACGGCTGCAATGGAATTAATCAACAAGGGAATGAAGGGGCGCTTGTTTGATGCCGGAGGAAACCCCCTAGAATATTCTGCCAGGTCAGGATTAGATAAGGAATCATTTAACAAAATTCAAGACGTCTTAGGCGGCGTTATTAAAGACCTAAAACAATCTTCGGCGGAAGGTGCGGGCGCACTTTTAGGCGAAGGCCGTCCAATGAGAGGAGTATCGGTAAAAGAAGTAGATTTAATCAGAAGGG